CGTTATTTACATAACCTAAATATTTTTTTAAATTCTCTACACCCTTTAAAATTTCATCACTTTTAAAATTTTCGCTTTGCAAATTAGCTAAATTTTCAAGGGCTGTTGCATTAGCACTAGCTATACTTTCTTCTGCCTTAGAGGCTGTTTCTATATCATTTGTAAATTTATCTGATATATCTTCTGCTTTTTGCACATTGTTAGCCAGTTCTGTACTTACTGCTTCTGAACTATCTAAGTCTATTTCTAGTTGTGTTAGTATATTTTTAGCATTTTCAACAACAACATATAGCTCCGTCTTGTCCTTTTCTGCTCTTTCTACAACAGCTCTTAATCTTGTATATGCTGTTTTTGCTTGTGTTTGTTGCTTGTGTTCTTCATTCACAACAAAAGTTATGTCAACATCTCTAGCCATTTTATCACTCCTTTAAAATCTACCATATGCAATAGCCCCTTTATTGCTTGAAATTTGTACTTTTGTACCTCCTGCTTGTATGTTTTTGCCATTACCTATACATATTCCAACATGCGTAATGTAACTGCTAGTTTTGTATGTTCCTGTCCAAAACACAAGGTCACCCGGGACGGGACTTTTAACTCTCTTTGTTTTGTCGTATAAACCTTGTGCTGTTAGTCTTCCACATTTCCACACACCACTTTGATTGAGTACATAACATACAAAGCCGGAGCAGTCAAAACCTTCAGGGTTGTAACCACCCCATACATAAGGTACTCCAATATACTGTTTTGCACAGTTCCATATCTTTTCGTAATTTGGGCGCTTGTTTTTATTGTTAAGTGCATCTTCGCCGCCTATATTTACATCTTCCCTATGTATCTTTTGACTTGCTAAGTTGCTTAATTCATCAGATTTTAAAGTATTAAATGTTAATTCCATGCTCCATACACCATTGTTTATAGTATGTTTAACAGAAGCTATCCTAACTTTACATTTAAGTCCTGTATATTCATCTTCTATATACATTACCCTGTTTTTTCTCGCTGATATATTCCCTATCATTACACAACTTATTTCCCTGTGTAGTTTGTCTTTATCTTCTAATTCATTTTTTGTAAGTTCACCTATTCGGCTCTGGTCATCTGCTTGTACTGAAAAATTAGCTTGTAACTTTCCATACCTCCTAGCATTGTTTTGGTCTTGCAATATATATTCTATTGCTGGTAAATGTCCATCTGTATCGCTGTTTATGTATGCCCTGACGCTATTTTTCATCCCATTTATACTATGTTTGTAAGTTATTCGACTGTGTTGTTCTGTAACATCAAATTCTGCTAAATTGTCAGCAGGCTTGTGTTTGTATACGCCTACATCGTCCCCAAGTCTGTAAACTTTTAACTTTGCTCCGTTCATCTCGTAATCATATTCTTTACCGTCGCTTTGTGCTTGTTGTTTAATAATGTCTTCTATAACATCGCTTGCACCATCTATGTATACTTTGTTTATAACTTTAGGCATATTACATATTTCGTCTATACCTATCCCTAAAGTATTACATAGTTTAATAATACAGTTACTAGCTCCCATATTTATAAATTGTATTGTAACATCATTATTTTCTATATAATAAGCAAAATCAACCGCCGTTACATTTCGATTTGGGTAACTCCTTTCTACTTCTTCTACTACAAATACATAACAAAGAGAGTTGTTGTGTAACAGCCTTATCTTATCTCCTGCTTCTACCATATAATGTTCTATGTATTTTTCGTTAGTGTCAGGTAGAGAAAAAGTTAGCTTCATAACATGGCTGTCGGTACTTTCTTCCCAGGATATGTTGCTACATAACTTAGTAATGTTTGTATTATTGTTGTCCTTGTCAGTCCAATATAATTCAATATTACTCATTTCCTCCTCCTATTGGTGGTGTTGGTTCTTTGTTTTCATTTGTCACTTTCTTAATTTCCTGCATAGTAGTTTTTTGGTTTGTGTTAGGAGTGTAAATGATACCATTCTCTGTGTCCATAAGTACACTGTCTAATCCCAGTTTTATATAGTTAAAACCAATTGGGGGCTGACCTATCTTTTTTCTTACTTCGTCTAGCTGTAATATGTTGCTATCCAAAGCTAGTTTGTAGGCTTCAAACATACTTTTTAAATCCCCGTTTTCTATATCGCTTAAATCTGCTTTCCAGAAATATTTATCTTTTTCACTTTCTAATAATAAATTTTCGTTAAGACTTGCACAAAATTCATTTAAGATTGGTACAATACAATTTTTGTACCAATTTCTGTATTCTGCTTCATTTGCACTGCAATCTATAATATTCTTAGGAACCAGAAGTATTTTTCCTATGTCTTCACCAATGCCTTGATATAGTTCTTGCAACTGCATTTCTGTAGAACTTTCTACCGCTGGTGTAAATTCTAAGCCGTTATTAAGCACAATCACAGCATTATCTTCGTTGCTGTACATTTTTCTAAAATCCTCTTTTAGTTTTTCGAATGCTTCTCGGCCTATATTTCTTTCACTTTTTAAGAAGCCTTTTTTTACGCCGCCTCCGCTTATAGAATTATTAAGCATTTTCAACATATTATTTACAAGTCTTATTGCTAAAGTGTTCTCTTGTAATATGCCCTTGCCAGTAACACCGTCTAAGCTGTTTCTTGCTAATGTTATAAAATTTTCAGGATAATATTCTTGGCCATTAATTATATATTTAGCAGTTTTAAAAATTGGGTCGCAATTCTTATTTACAGCTACATTTATACTTTCTACATATCTAAGGCTGTTTACAGTATTACCTGTTTTATCTATATATATGTAGCCATTGCCATATAGCAGATAATCTCGTATCAATGCCCTTTTCATTTCATGACTATTAAGTAAATCCCCGGTTTCTTTGTTAAGTATTTTTACTCTCTCGTCATCTAATTCTACAAGATTGCCTTTCTCGCCTTCTGTAGTGTATAACTTATAATTGATATTGCTTACCATATTACTTATTAAGTTTATACTGCTAGCAAGGACTGGAATGCCTAAAGCGACACTCTTGTTTATGCTTCCTCGTGACATTATTATGTTTAATAACTCACTTTCTATTGTTGGCTGGCTTTCTTCAGCTCTTTCTTCTCCTTTATTAAAAAGTTTATCTAATATTCCCATTTTTCTATATCACCTCAGCTATTTTCCCTGCTACTTTTTCTCCTACTCTGTTTAAGTAAGATTCATCTTCACCATAGAAATTTTCAATATTGAACATTATAATCGGCTGTCCTCCCGCATTACGCATTATCTTATTGGTTTGGTCTGCCGGTATAATCTGGCTTCCGTTAGGTAAGTTTACAAGTTCCCCGCCTCTTTCGTTCATTAAAGTTATACCACCGTGCCAGTAATTTGTTCCAAGAGCGTTTACCTCTGGCATCATACCTCTTTGCCGAGGAGTTAAACCATCGCCTTTATTGTTTTCATAAAGACTTGTACCTGTTTGGCTGTTAGATACATTGTCTTTTATTATTCCGTTTTCAATTAATTCTTTCCACTTTTGTATTACTGTTTCTATTTTTTCAATAAATTGCCTTATATATTCTACAACTGGTCCCAGTTTTTCACCTATAAAACCAAAGGCTGTACCTATTGCTTCTAGCACTCCGCCTATAGCAGAACCTAATATCCAGCCTAAACCTTGTATAAAAGGAGATAAACAAGTAAGAGCTACCCCGGCTATATCGCCTAGCAAGCCAAAAAAGCTCTTAGTAAAAGGTATTGCCGGTGCTATTGCTTCTTTTGCTTTTTCAAACCCAGTTTTTATAGGTTTTAAGAATATTCCAGCAGTTGTTCCGATTTCTTTTAAACTATCTCTAAACATTTTAGAGTTTTTTATAGCTAACGCTATTGTAGCAACCACAGCAGTAACTACAGCAACTGTTGAGGCTATTCCAGCTAATCCTGCTGTAGTTCCACCTAAAGTAGCTCCCGCTTTTGCTGTAGCTCCACCTAAAGTAGTAGCTCCAACAGCTGTAGTTGTTGCCATTCCGGCCTCTCCAGCGGCTGCACTTTTTAATGCTCCTTTACCTATTTTTTTAAAGAAGCTTCCGCCTTCGTACATCTCGTTTTTTGGGGTGGAAACAGAATATATAGGAATGCCCTTATAATTTAATGCTTCTCTACCCATAGATGATACTGTTTTGCTTGTACCTCTTTCAGCTTCTGCCAAAGTTGTTTTTAGGCCAACGCCTCTTATGTTTCCGTTAGGTGTTATATTGCCTACTTTATTACTTAAACCATATGTGGCACCTGTTCCAACTTCTGAAATTGTGTTAGCTGCAATCCAACCGGCAGGATTGCTTTTAGCAGCAATGGCACTAGCAGCCTCGCTTTGTTTGCTTATTCCTTTAGTAAGGTTTTGCAACATTAATCCAGTTTCAACAGCACTTGTACCAAGTCTAAAAGCTCCCATTCCGGCATATGCTATACCAACAGCTGTAGCAATTTGTTTCCAATGCTCCAATATCCATTCTAAATTAGGCTTCCATTCTTCGATTTTTTGACCTATTCTCTGTATTATCTGTTCGCCATTCTCTAGTACTGGGGGTAGTTTTTCTTGTATTACATTCAAAATTTCAGGTAATGATTCTGATATTTTGCTTAAATATTTGGCAGCATAAGGGGCTATTATTTCACCTACATCAGCCTTAAAGTTTGTCCAATCACTGCTCCAGACCTGTTTTACACCGCCCCAGCCTCGGTTTACGGCACTTATGTAACTATCAGCTGTATATTTCTTTTCTTCGGCGTCCTTTATTGCTTTTTGTATTTTGTCATAAGCAGTGCCTTCCTCGTCTACAATTTCTGTAAATCCTGCAATTAATGTCTCAAGCTGTGACCTGTACCTTCCGCCAATTTTAGACATTATACTGTTTCTTTTTTCTGGACTTAAATCATGTATCTTGTCGGCCATTTCTTTAAATAATGGTAATGCCTGCTTCATCTTACCGGTACTATCGTATAGACTTAAACCTAATTCTTGCAACCCTTTATAAGCTTCGCCTGAACCCTTAACCAATCTGGAATACTGACTGTTAAGAAATGTACCAGCTTCTGAACCTTTTAAACCAGCACTAGCCATAATACCAATAAGGGAGGCTGTTTCTTTGTAATCTACACCTAACGAACTCATACCTGCACCGGATTTAATTAAAGCTTCATTAAGTTGTAGCATATTTGTGTTAGATGATGACTGTACAGCAGTACATACATCAATATATTCTGCTGTTTTTTCTGTACTTAAACCTAAAGCGGTCATACTGTCTGTTACAGCATCAAGTGTTTCTTTAACATCAGTACCATTTATTTTCGCAGCTTTAAGCATAGAAGGTAAACTGTTCTGAACCTTTTTGTCAGTTACATCCATACCAGCAAGAGCCATATAATATAAGCCGTTGGCAGCGTCTGTATATGTTGTACCTTTTACCTCTTTAGCGGCATCTTTTGCTACTTGTGTAAGCTCTTTAAATGATTTTTTTCCTTTTTCTGTTAATGTGTCTATACCTTTTACTGCTGCTACATTATTCATAGCATTGTTAAATTCTTCATAAGCACTTAAACAGCTTTTGCTTGCCATAATCGCTGCTGCCCCTACAGCTGTAGTTGTGCCAACAACAGCCTTGTTTACTGTGTCCATTACTCTTTTAAATTTAGAGCTTGTCACTTTAGCAAGTTCCAAATCTCTTTTAAATTTTAAAGTTTCATAACTTGCCTTGCTCATTTTAGCCGTAAATCGGTCTTGCAAGCTAAGTACAACATTTATATTCTTTGCCATTTTTTCACCTTCTTTAGTCGCTTAACTATACGAAATAAAATCCCAATTATTTAGCTGGTCTTGCTCTAGTAGATACATTGCATTAATCAGGCTTGCTATCATATCAATTTTGCCTGTCGATTTTTTCTTGTTTATATATTTATTTAAGTTATTGTCCTCAATACACTTTGCATTTTCAAAGTTTATTTCTAGCAGCCGATTAGGATTGTAACAAAATTCTTTTTTTAATATCTTTTCTTTCAGCAATTTTGTTGGGCTATGTAATACGCTTGAATGCTGTTTTACTTCTACGCATTCATATCCGGCATTTTCTAACTTCTGTACTGTAGACAATGCGTTGTATCTGTCATAACCTATTTGTACGATTTCAGCTTCTAGCTCATCTTCTAGGCCAAGAATATATCTTTCTACTTCTGCGTAATCAATAACACTATCTCCACAGGCTATACACTCACCAACTTTAATTCTTTCCTTGTAATCGAGCTTTTCTCTGTTGCTTTTTATTTGTATTCGCTCCGCAGGGATAAAACACATTCCTCCATAGTACACAATATTGCCTGCTATTGTTGTATATGCTACAGCTGTATTATCATCTGTCTGTGATAAATCCAAACCTACATATATTTTTTTACCCTTCCAGAATTCTTTATCAATTTTCTTTTTGCATTTCTTAACAGCTTCTACATCTATATAACCTTCTGTGCCTAAGCCCTTATACAATATATTGTTGTGCTTACAAAGATAATTTTCTCTCTTATCTTCGTAGAGAATAGCCATTTCTCTCTTTTTCTTTAGCTCTGTAAATATTGTTTCGTTACTTATAGCAACAGGGTTACTTTGTAATATGCAAAGGTCATTTGTTTCCCACTCTTTGCGAATTTCTTCGTCAGGTTCATATAATAACGCAAAGTATCTTTTGTCTTTAGTAAGCCCATCAAGTACCCTTTTACCATAGTCAATTTCCTGCACCATAACATTCTTGTCGTTAGGATATTGTGTAGAGATTATTATGCCTAGCTTGTTTTTTATTGTTATCTGAGAGCTTCGCATTGCTTCAACAGGATAGTTATCCATTGCCCCTGCTTCGTCAGCTAAAAATACATTAGCTAGCTTGCCGTCCATCTTGTCGTTGGAATAGGCTAAAGGTTGATATGTTATATCGTTTAAAAGGCAGTCAATTTCATCTCGTTTTATCTTAAAATACTTTTCTAATGCAGGGCTGCACTTTATTATTTTGCGTATGGCCAATCTTAACTCGCTAGACAGCTTGTAATCTGGGGCTACAGAGAAAAAACGGCTAAAAGGCTTTTCGAATATCATACTTATTACAAATATAATTGCACTGTTAAATGTTTTAAAATTCTTTCTACATATTTCTAACAATACTGTTTCGTAGTATCTGCTATTGTCATTTTTTGTGTATGTACAGAATGTAGCAACGACTATAAACCAGGCATAATCTTCCATGCCTTCGTATATAGTAACGCCTAAATCGGGGTGCATTAGTAGTTTTAAGGTCCGGCATATTATGTTAAAGGCTTTTTCGCTTACATAAGCCTCTTTGTCCTTACCATCTGCTATTTTTAGCCACGATTTAGCTTGCTTGCGAACATAGCAAGGCACTTTTTTATTACTTTTTTTGCTTGCCCATTTGCAATAAGCATATGCCTTGCTGTCCTTTACTTCCATTTATTTATTCCTCCTGTACACTTGCGTAGCTATATTGTTCTCCTAGTAAGAATAGACTGTTGTTGTCATTTGCAAATTGTACGGAAAAAATTCTTCCTATATCTTTTTCATCTAGCCCACTTAGGTCTATATTGCTTACAAAGTTAGTAAATTTAAGTTCGCAACCGTTGTGTATTACTTTCAATTTAATTGGATTTATACTAATCAGTTCTGCTGTAGTAGTTCCTATATACTCAGGATTTTTGTACTTCTTCATTGCTTTTCTTAGCTTGTCATATCCGCTCATTTTATCACCCCATTCTTTCGTTCAGTTCTGCTACTAATGCCTCTAATGGCTCCTTTTCCTTTTTAGCTGTTGCCACATTGGCCAGTTTTGCTCGTGCCTGTGGGCTTAAACACATTTCATTACAAAATCTAAAAAAGTCGCGTACATAACTGTTTTTAGCACTTATAAAATCCTTGTCAAATACAAGTCCTGCTTCTGTGTTAGCTTTTTTCTCTAAGCTTTGTAACCTATCTATTGTTATTGCTCCTTGGCTTAATATCCATACATCGTTCATGGCCAACATTTGACTGTCTTCTAAACAACCTATTATGTTGTTGTATATATCTTTTTGTGATTTTGTTAGCCACTCTGGAGCTGGGGGAATACCTTTTTTGCTTAATTGTTCTTCTAGTCTGTTTCTTTCGTCTAATTCCCCTTTGGTTTGGCTGTAGTTGCTCAAAGTTTTTACGCTTTTGCAAGGTCTAGCCATAATCTCACTCCTTTGTTATTAAAAAACAGAGGCAGAAAACGCCCTGCCTCTGCTACTATTAGATTGATATTGTACTTAATGGCGTTGGAATAGCACACTTAAACGGTAAACTTTGTGACAACACACCTTTTTTAAGTTCTATAGGGGTAACTTCTGTAAATACTACTTCCTCTACAGAATAACTTTCTGTAGCATTAGTATTCATGTTTGTTAACTTAGTTACTATTGTGTGCATTGGCATATTACCAGTCTTAAATCCTTCAAGTGTCTGTACATTAATGTCAGAATTTACTCTTGTGATTTCTAATGTACCCTCACATTTACAGCCTGTATATGCGTAATCGGTCTGAAAACTGCCACAGCTTTCTATGTCTTCAAAATCGCCAGTCACTTTAATATTAATAGTTTTTATGTATGCTATAAGTATGCCGTCGAGATAGATTTTACCGCCAGTTCCTACTAATGCTAGTTTAGATAAACTCATTTTTCCACCTCTATTCTAATGTAATGTACATGGTCATATCTTCCATGCTTTGGCAAGGCTTAATGTTAGCTTTCAAGAACACTTTTCGTCCATAACTCATTAACTTTACCTTACCGTCATCCCAATCTTCAGCTTCTGCTTTACCCTTGGCTATCCACGCATTTCGCTGACTATCTACGTCTACATCACATACATTAGAAAAGTTAGGGTCAAGAATTTCATCATCAGCTTGTCCAGCAAAGTAACTGTTTATAGCGGCTATAAACACAAGCTGTCTGTCGTAGTTATTCTTATATGCACCACGATAATTGTTAATAAATACATCTCTTATATCCTTGGCATTCATATCCATAATTTGTATAAATTCGATGTGCTGCATATCTTCTGTTACATTGTTTCCTGTTTCTGCTGTGTTCACGCCTGCCACAACTCTTGCTTTGCCGCTCTGCATTTCTGCATACACATAGCCGTTACTTGTAAGGTCATCATAGCCATCAGTCGAACTATCGTTTACAACCTTTTCAATCAGCGGGAGAGTATAATTTGTAATGCTTCTGTTTACTCCACAGGTTGCAATTACTCCAGCATATAGTCCTAACACTTCGTAGTTAGATAACTTTTCGCTTGCAATAGAACCGTAATATGTAGCATATTCGTCTTCAGCCACATTAATAATATGTGTATCGTGTAGATTTAAGCTCTTGTTACGGAATATACCAGTAATACCATAACCTTTAGCCTTATTAGTTTCGACAATGCTATTTGCAATAGCAGTATCAGTATCGGTACTTTCATCTATTGCAACTACAATAAAGTTTGTTTCACCTCTGGCAATCAGCATTTCTTTTGTTTCTTTAAAAGAATAATTGCTAATATATACCTGTGCCGGAGCTGCACCGAAGCAATACTGTACAGCTCTATATGCCTTTTCGCCACTTGCTGCACTTGCATACTTTAAAAATTCGGACTTGTCAATGTCATCAACTTCTGTTGCTGCACAAAGATACTTATTTTGGTTTTTTATATTATAGCCTTCTATCATAAGCACAACAGGAATGTTGCCACTTCTTTCAATCAGCGTATTTGCAAGCTGATTAAATATAATACTTATGCTTGGTCTTTCTGCCATTACTTAGTCACCTCCTGCTTTATAGTCTTTAGTGCTTTAGCCCTTTGGCTCTTTGGTTTTTCAGTTTGTTCTATGTATACACCTTTTTCGCCTTTTCTCTTTGGCTTTTTTTCTTTGCCATAACTTATCATTTTTTCACCTCTTTATATCTCAAATACCATTCCTAATTCTTCCATAACCTCATCATCGGCTTCCGTATCAACATAAGTGTCTATACTCGTATGGAGATATACAATAAGTGCGTCACCTTCGTCTTTAAATTCTAGGTCGTCAAGCTCTATAAATATTCCATTTTCTAGTTCCACGCACCCTAGCAATAATTCTTCAAAAGCTTCTTCCATTTCGTATGTTTCTATATAATGCTTGTACATATCACTTGTGTAATAAATAACCATAATGTCATAGTCTGTGATTCGCACATTTCCATTCATTCTGTGTGGTGTTGGCTTTATGTATATTTTTAGGCCAGGTCTGCTTTTAGGTTCTAATAAATCGCTTGCCATTAACGGAATATCCTTACGACCTATTGCTGCATAGATTGCTCTGTGGATTTCTTTTATCATTTTTATCCACCTCGCTATACTAAATTTTCTCTGTACATGTCAAGAGTACTTGCGACAAGCTGATTTATATAATTTTTATCTACAACATATTGTCTATTGTCGTGCATATCTGTTATTATTGCCAACATAGGATGGACTAGGTCCGGGAGCTTCTCTAGTCGCTCCCTTGTTAGTCCTGTGTAGTTTTCAATATAACTCACTGCTCTATGCCAGTACCTCTTTGCGTCCTCTTTTGTCAACGATTCATCTCTTAGATAATCTATTATTTCATCGAGCATTTCGTCCGAATAAATGTTCGCAACTATATTATCGTCGTATTCTGACATATTATCACCTACTTATTTCACTGTAGATTTTGTACTTTTAGAAATTGTATTTATTGTTGTTGCCTTAATTTTTTTAATTTTCTGTGGCTCAATCAACTTAGCGTCCATTTCTAGCCACACCATTACGCCTACGGCATGTTCTTCCGCATACTTTTCTTTATACACATTTACACTTGGGCTTTCAGCAATCTTAACAAATAAGCCGGAGTAATCGCCGTATAATACTTCGCCATCTTCAAGCTGGTCAGATAATTCTACAGGCTTTCCTAAGAGTGTGTATCCATTGGCCACACCTTTTACATAATCAGTTACAACAAGATAATTGTCTTGACCGTCCTTCAACTTTCTGATAAAGTTCTTTGTCTTGGGGTTCATAATAAATTTGGCATTTTTCTGAAATACTGTCTTTACACTATCCTGCAAGTCAATAAGACTATCAGCTGTCAACTCAGTTGATACAACTTCGACCTTAGACAAACCTTCAATTTTGCTGTCTGTACCCTTTAACAATTCTTTTTCAATCCAATTTGCAATAGTGTCAGCCATTTTTCCACATACATATGTGAATAAATCAACCTGACTGTTATTAATTAAGCTGATTGATACTTTTGTTAATGATGCTGCTAAAAAGCCTGTCATGCTTACACTTGTAAACTTACCGCTTGTAGATGTAAGTTTACCGAATTCATCTGCATAGGCCATTGTAATCTGCTGTTCACTTTCATCATATTTAGGAAATGTAAGAGTACCTCCTGCTACAAACTTAGTAGCATAACTCCAAATATTGCAACGCTCCTTTACTTCTTCTAAGATGTAATTAGCTACACTCGTAGGAATTACTGCACCGTTATCCCCTACAGTCCAATTTACATCGCTTCTTACTTCTTCTGTCAATTCAAGGCCTTTTATAAAATCACAGAAAGCTCGCTTTTCATTTTCAAATTTGTCTTTCTGTTCCTTTTTTTCAGGGTCATTCTTAATAGAATTGTCGTAAGCTTCTTCAGCTTTCTTTATTGTGTCTGCCAATCCTCTTATTTCTTCAGCAAGTCTGTCATATTCCTGCGTTTCTTCTTCTGTAAAGGCTCTTGTTTCGTTAGCAGCCTTGTCACTAAGAGCTGTCATTTCTTCTACAAGTTCGTTTTTCTTTTCTCTTAATGCCTTTAAGTTCTTGTACATCTTTTTACATCTCCTTTATCAATTTAATTTCGCGTTTTCTTTTTTCATATTCAGCTTTGTAATCTTTATTAGAACGAGAATCTTCAACCTCTATAGCTTCTGAACAATAACGATATTCGTTTTCAATCATTTCTTCGCCTCTTACCTCTACACTTGTAGAGCTGTAGGCAGGTTTCTTGTTTATCAATAAACTTATTTCATTAAGCTTTATTTTCTCGAGAACTCTTTCTTCTGTTCCTTCTCCTCTAAACTCGTCCTTTATAGCTACAAACCCAAAGCTCCAACCTTTAGCCCCTTTACTTGCAAGCTCATTTACTGTAGCTTCATCGCTCACAACAGCCTTAGCATACAAGCCAATGTTGTCTTCCCTTAGTTCTAGTGTTGTGCTTGTGTCTGCAACTTTTCTGTCCCACCTATGGTCAATTAGCATTGGTATAGCTCGATTTTCATTCTTAGCTTCTGATATAGCTTCATTAAACGTTCCACTCTGCACTTTCTCAACAAAAGTTTTCCCTTTTCCCTTTAAAGGCTTTGAAAACCTCTCTACAGCATTTACATACCCACTAACGACGGCTTCTCCACTGCTTCTGATTTCTACCTTCATTCACTTTCCCTCCTTTCCTACATCATGGCCATAAATGGATTTATCTCCATCAGATTATTTAATCTTTCTATTTCCGCTTCCATTACAGCATAGTAAAATTTTTTCTCTAAACCTGTGGCCTTCAATATTTTTTCAGGCTTGAAGCCTTTCAATGCCCAAAACGCAACAAGGGACACCTCTCCGTCTTGGGTAATTAGTTTTTTAAATCTTCAATAGTTGTTTCCTCAACAACTGCCTTTAATCTATTCGCCATTTCTGTTCTGTCTGCAAGACTAAATATCTTGCCAACAACAGCCTCTGGATTTGCTGTACATTCAAATGTTTCAAGTACTTCCTTGGAGTGAAGGTCCGGCATAGCAGCATAAATCAATGTATCGTTAAGCTCTTTCATAGGAGTTTCTGGGTCTGTATTTTCAAATATTTCCATTAACTTATTTTCACTTAATTTATTTAATACAATTACATCGCCGTCTGAATTCTTGTATTCAATAGTACCTGTTTCCCTCTTGTCCTTTAACGCCTTAAGTCTTAAAAACATATCAAGGATATTTCTCTTTTCTGCCATTTTTGTTCCTCCTTTTGTATTATAAATGGTGTTTTTTATTTTATCACTTTATATTGATTTTATTTGTGTTTTATTGTGTTATACTGTGTTTTATTGTGCTTTTTAACTTTTTTAGGCATAAAAAAAGACAGCCTATAAGCTTTGTAATTCGCTTATTAGCTGTCTTTTTTCACTTGCCTGTAATTTGCTGTTATAAAAATGAAGCTTTTTTTAATCTTCCTATGTCGTTCTTTTTTTCGATTTCCTTCAGCCCGGCTCCACATATATGCCTAGTATAGTCGTAGCTTCTGTCAATCGCTTTTGATATTTCCTTTAGGCTTTTGCCCTCTATAAATCGCAAATACAATACTTTATGTTGTTGTTTAGGCAATTCGTAGATTGCAAGTAGTATTCCCTGCATTTTTTTTATCTTTTCATCTCTTGCCTGTTCGTTGGTTTCTCTCTCTAATGCTTGTTCAAGGAGTTCGTAACAACTTAAATATTCCTTTGCTTTCACCCCGTATCCCCCCTAATAAAATAAAAAACAGCTCTAGGCCTTAGTGTACACCTAGAGCTGTTGGTTGTCCCTATTGTAAAGGAACAAGTGGTATTTTCTGCCTGGAGAACAAACATACCTTACAAACGACTGAACGATTACTGAATTGCTCCAGCAGTTATATTATAACATTTATATTTACTTTGTGTTGTTGTTTGTTGTTGTATTATGTTGTCGATTTATTATTTCTTCTAGTTGCTCAAGTGCTTTTATATGCAAAATCCTCGTGTATTGATATGTATAATTAAGCTTTTTAGATATTTCTTTCATTGTGTAGCCTAAAACATATTTCTTGTATAGTATTTCTTTACTTCGTGCATCACTTAAACCAAATAATATAACCTCAATTATTTTAGCTTTTTTATCTGTACATTCTTTTACTGTTTTAGCTATTTTTTCTTTCTTTTTCTTATCCTCGGTTCTTTCAAATTCTTCATTCAGTAACCTTGCAGTAATATCCATATTTTTTATGTCTTCTAGGCACTTCCTAGCTTTTTCGGTATTCATTTTATCCTACCTTTATCTTTGGATATTCGCTGTACTGGAATGTAGTTCTGCTTCCGTTCTTTAATTTCATCATAAAAACATGTTCACTTTTATGTATTACAATGCCTTCAATCCATTTCCTTCTTACTTTGCCGTCGTCAGCTACTCCACTTACTGCAACACTTACTTTGTCACCTATTCTAAGACGGTCCTTAAATTCCTCTAGTGTTTTGTTCAAGATTGCACCTCTTTACTCGTTTTTAAAATCTCTACTTATTCTTGCTCCACAGTTCATTGCATCATATATAAAATCATTTAGTTGTTTATCATTCATATCTTCTATTTGGGCAAGTTCTAAAAACTTTGCAGATAAATCAATAAGATTTTTAGCTCCATCAATATTTAATACACCTTTTTGGCATAATCCATGCAATGTCCCTACCCATAAAGCTATATAACCAGCTATTGTGTTTGGTGTACCCTTTTCTGCCGATACACACTTTGTTACCTGTATTCTATTGCCTACCTTCAATTCGACAATACCGGCAAAGCTTATAAGTTCAGCACTTTCTAATTCCTTTATAAATTCTTTAATGTCACTGGCGCCACTGGCTTTTTCTTTGCTCATTTTCTTGTCCCCCAAATCGTCTGTTTCGTTTATTACATTTTCTTTGATAAGCGCATCCCTTCTGTTCCATTTGTTTATTTCATCTTTGTCAAATGTTACCATAGCACCACAATTTGAACACTCTATTAATGTAGGACCAAAGTTTTTTATAAACTCCTCGGTTTTAGCTTCGCCGCCACAAAATGGGCAAGGCTTTAATTTTATTCCATCTACTTTTTCTGCCATGTTATTCTCCTTATCTCAATAAATCATTTTCTATATACACTCCAGCAACATAATTTGGGTATTTTGATAACACTTTATTTATTTTGCCTTCAAGCTCGTCAATATCTATTTCATTTTTTAGTTCGCCTATAGCTTTGTCAATCCAATCACCATTGGTAACTTTTTCATTACCCATTTCTGCTAAAGTGTCTAAAAAGCTAAATACAAAACGCCTTTCTATAGCAATAAAAAGGTCATCACTACGAGCCAAACTATTCTTGCTATTAACATAATTCCTAGCTGTCATAATTAAAAAATCAGGAACTAGCTTATTTGATTGAAAACGCTCTATGTACAACAGCGTTTCCGGTGCTGTGTCAATTAATTCTCTTAAACTTAGCATGTTTATCTCTCCTTTTCTTCTTTGCAATCCCAAACACCGTTATATACAGTATCAACAGCAGTGTCTTTGGCACAAGCTTGTACAAGAGGTGTTTTTTTCATAAGGCACTTTATTGTTTCAGCAATAGCATTTTGCTTTTGTTTAAATACTTCGTTATCAGCCTCTATTATTTCTATTATTGGCTCGTATTCAAAATCAATAACTATGTTTATTACCGTTCTGCCTTTTTTCATTCCCAGTCACTCCTTTTTATCCTAACCACTCTTTGCCTCTGTAGTAGTTTGCATTAAAGCTGTTTTGGAACTCTGCACTGTAATTTAAAGCTGTGTTTATTAGTGTTGTTTGCATGTATCGCTTAGGATTCTTTACGTCTGTGAGTTTCCCTATAACGTCCCATTTTCCTAACAAATATTTTATTTTTCCACTGTCTAGGCTTAATAGTCTGCTATGTATAAATTCCCTTGGATAACACTTGTTTCCGGTTCTTACTAACCCATCTTTGCTAGACAGTAAGTCTATAGCTAAATTGATTATTGTGTCTATAACTTCTTTCTCACTCTCGCTAAATGTTTCGTACTCAATCTTGTCCCTAAACAACATTTCGAAATCTCTTATTGCTGTATAGCTTATGTATCTGTTATCTCCAGCTGTTTGTATATTAGAGTTATTAATATTATTTATATTATTAATATTAGATTGATTGATAGATTTAGATTGATTGATAGATAATATATTATTATTATATATATAATCAATATTATTATTTGTGTTAATATTATTTATATTATTAATATCATTATCTTTATTAATATTATATATGTTATTATTAATATTTATATTATCGTTACTAATAGTATTATTTATATCGTCTTTTTCGCTGTGCTTGTCAAGTGCTTGCGAAGTGCTTGTTAAGTGCTTGCTATTTTGCTTGCGATTTTCTTCTTCGTCAAGTTGGTAAACACCCCAATTTACTATAGTTACAAGCCTAAATTTGTTTGTGATTTTGCTTGTCAAAAATCCTAATTTCTCAAATCTAGCCAGTGCAGTTCTTACTTTGCTTGTAGTAATGTTTTTATCGTCACACATTTCTACAATTTCAGCAATAGAAGTGACAAGTTGTCCTGCTTCGACGATAAATTTTTCTCCATTGTAATCCCATTCTGTAGCTTCGTCATTTACGCTACACAATAGTGTTATTAATATTACTCTCTGTTCAAGAGTGCTGTTTTTCCATATAGGTTTATCAATTAATTTTTTGTGTAGCTTTACCCAACTTGTCATTTCCTTGTCCTCCTTTACAGTTCTAAAAACGCTATAAACATTTGTAATTCTTTGTAGGCTTCATAGAATTTTTTATATTCTATTCCCCTGTCTAACATCGTTTCCACATACTCGTCATAATCTCTTAAGCCGTCATCACGATAGAAGTCATCAATACAGCCATCTATATCCTCAGATATAAATTCATCTACAATATCCTCCATAAATGCTCTAGTTTGCCAAAAATCTAAGCCACTCCAACATAAGCCATGGTTTTCAATTAAGAACCTTACAAAGCTGTCTTTCTCCCTTACAGTAAAATCCCAACCTATGCACTTTGACAGTGGCTTTACCGGTACTGTTTCTTCATCTAGTTCAAGTTCATTTATATAATTTAATAAATATTCCTCTACGGACCTGCAACCAGCCAGTACAGCTAAAGCTCCTAATTTGCTGTATGTTTTTGTGTCTAGTTCAATAACTATCTTCTTTTTGTTCATTTTTTGTCCTCCAGTCTGTTATTTAGAAAGGTAAATAATCGTTAGTATCGTTCATTGGATAAAATCCTGTGTTATCATAGTCGTTGTTATTATTATTGCTATTATTGCCTTTATTTTCGGTAAATTCAAAGCTGTCTACAACAACACCAGTTGCTACTCTGGTGTTTCCGTCCTTGTCTTTGTAATGATTTACCTGTATTCTGCCTTCAACAGCTATCCTATTGCCTTTTTTAAAATACTGTTTTATGTTTTCAGCTCTCTTGCCAAAAGCTATACAGTTTATAAAATCAGCTGTAGGCTCTCCCTCTTTCTTGTTTGTAGAATAAGGTCTGTTTACAGCTATGTTAAACCTACCTACTGCCATTGGTTCAGACCCTTGTGTATACCTGACTTCCACATCTTTACTAAGCCTGCCAATTAGTATTACTTTGTTCATTTATTTTTCTCCTGATACTTGTATTTTTATGATATTTGTGCTATACTGTAAATGTAGTCTATTTTCTTTCTATTGACTACCTACAATATAATGTTGTTCCCCCTTTGGGGAGCTTTTTATTATCTTATTAGACAGTTATATATAAAAACAAGTAGTGTACATATCACCATACTAGAAATGCAATATAATACACTTTTTTCATAGCTCCATTTATTAATAAGTATCATACTTGCAGATATTAATATGTTTAATACCAATGCGTGTGGTAAGTTAAGTTTCAAAGTTTAACCATCTCCATTCTGTTTTTCCTTACTTCCTCTACTGCCTTGTGGCAATCTCTCCAGTGGAAGTCTAAAAGTCCTAAGCATTTTTTATCTTTGTATTCCTTGCATACTTCGCACCATTTGTTTGTGCTACTGTACTTCATCAGGAACACCTCTTTATATCCGAACCTTTTAGGTACTCCTTTAACCTTTGTGTGTATATTATGTATTTCCCCCTTTTGGAGCGTTCCTCTTTTATATATACTCCAAAAGGATATACACCCGTTTTAATTCCCATTCTTAAGTGTTGCTTTGTTACACCCAGTTTGTTTGCAGTATCATTAATGTTTGTTGTAATATTGTTGGTCATTTCTTTGTACCTCCCTGTCAGGTGGTTTTGTTGCTCTATTTTATTAGGTCTTTTATGTCTATTTCTAACCTTTTGCATATATCTATAGCTAAAGCTAGAGATAGACTTTTGCTCCCTCTTTCTATTTGACATATCATAGCAGGAGTTACTCCTACTGCATTTGCTAGTTCTTGTTGGCTCATTCCTCTTAAAACTCTATTTAGCTTTAAATTCTCGCCGATAGTCATATACTTTCACCTTATGCTAAATTTGCAGCTACAAATATGACTGCAATTAATATTAGAAATATCATATATCGCTCCTTAAATAAACTTGTTCGTATTCCATAAAAACATCTCTTAAATATATATTTATACATTTCTTTGAAATTAGTGGCATGTATTAGTCTGCAAGGCAGTTCTTTTACGCCTAATGATTTTGAAAATATTTTTATTTCATTTATAAAACCTAATTTTGTGTTATAAACTACAAGATATTTCTTGCCATCTATTTCAATTATTAAATCTTTACAATTAGGCAAACTTGTTGATAAAAACTTTATCTCTTTCCCTATTTTCACCCTTTTCTCTCCTTATTTGTTTCTTATGGCTTCTGATACTTTTTCCATACTTAAGAGTAGTGACACAGCTACTAAAGATACTATTTTTGAAACATTTATCATTGGCAGTCTTGAAGCTGTAAATGAAAAATATATTATATATATAGTGTAAAGTACATCTAAAATTCTAAAAAATAAAGCGTACATAAGCTTCAGATATGCCATTATAGATATGCGGAGTTTATTTTTTTCCTCTTTCATTTTCCCACCTCCTAAGCAATTTCAATATCTTTTAATGTTTCTCCCTATGTGCTATAATTTAACTAACCGATATTGCCGTATCGGTAATACTAATAGAAAGGAGATGATAACAATGTCAATTCAAAAACGCTTAAAGTTTTGTAGAACTTGTCCTCAATTAAACAAGATTCCGGATTTTTATGTAGATTATGAAATCATTAACCTTATTGACAGCAGTCATTCTGTTAAAATCGGTTTTTCTTGTTCTCATTCTTCGCAATGTCCGTTAGACGACACTAATGAATGTCCACTTTTCAATAATGCTCCAACGGAAATTAGTTGATACAAAAAAATTCTTTAATGCCAACATATTTACATAACCTTTTGCAAATTTTTATCCATTCGTCGAAATGATTTTCTTTACATTGCTCAAGGTACTTGCATTTTCTACAAGCTTCAACAATGCTGGCATTCTTTTTAAGAACTGTCTGCTTTTGCTGAATCATTAAATGGTATGCTATGCAGGCAGCTTCTTTTTTATTTAATTTCATGCTTCCACCTCCTATGCAATTTCGTCTTTTAATACCTCTCCTTATGTGCTATAATTTAACTAACCGATATGCCAGTATCGGTAATACTTATAGAAAGGAGGACTTTAAAATGGAAGAAATATCTTTTGTAGATAAATATTTAGCCGCTAAGTCTTTTACCGAATTAGCTATTCAAAATAAATTAATTGATGTTTATACTGATAGCGATAAAACAGCTAAAAATATTGCAAGTTTTTTCAACACTATTATGAATGAAATCAAATAATTTATTTAACCTCAGCTCTTGCACACAACAATTTAGCAAGAGCTGTTGTTAATTCAGGAGTGCCATTAATATGTTCTTTTCTTCTTCTAACTTCCTTACATAATTCAATTATCAACTCGTCAACTGCACTTAAAACTTTTTCGTTCACACTTCCCACCTCCGGTTCTTAGGTACTGCTTGAAAAATATCATGAATGGTTAAATTCTTGATATTTTAACATCATCAAGGGAATTTGTTATTAATTCTATAGTTTTATTTGGCTGATTTTGTAATTCTGATATAAAATCAGCCATTTCTTTTGGTTCAGCTTCAATTACTATCTTCACAACTCCACCTCCTAAGCAATTTCGTCTTTTAATACTTCTTCCTATATGCTATAATTTAATTAACCGATATGCCAGTATCGGTAATACTTATAGAAAGGAGGAATATTATGGATAACAAAATATATAAATTGTTAAAGTTATTTACAACGTATGAGTCAATTTCGGTTATGGAAATAGCAAAAATTTATCATAAAAATTATTTAAATATAATATCTGATATTAAATGGCTTTTCGAAAATGGATACATCTATCAACATCAAAGTATTCAAAAAACCTCACCTAGAGTAGAAACATCAAATGGAGCTTTAGAAGTTAAAGCTCAACTTGGCATTACTACTGAAGGAAGAATTGCTCTAAATAATTATAAAAAAGAAAAAGATAAATTTATATTTATGGAAATAAGAAACTGGACCTCATTTATCATTGCCTTAATTTCATTTATATTAGGTCTTTATAATTTTTTTAATTAAATGTTACTATTAAATTTAAAATCAGACCTATTAATGCAATAGCTAGTACTGCCCATTGGAACACCTCATATAACATGGGGTGTTTTGTCTTTAATCTATGCCAAAATGCAAACTTCATACTTCCACACCTCCCAAACAAACTTAACATCTTTTAATACCTCTCCTTATATGCTATAATTTAACTAACCGATATGCCAGTATCGGTAATACTTATAGAAAGGAGATGATAATAATGACAATTACTGAACTTACAACTGTTTTAAAAGAATTATCTAATTCCAGTAAAAATATCAAAACAGAAACTGATTTGCGTACAATCATGAAAAAGTATGATATGTTATTTCTCGGAGAAAAATTTAATACAATAAACACAATAGAACTTAGACATACGCTGTCAAATCATTTTGATATTGATATTTCATTAGATGAGTTAAATAAACTTATACCCAGAGCTTGTGAAATCCTTAATATGAAATATGAACCTATGTATATTTTAGAAAAACTTTCAAATTTAGTTAAATGTTGTTACCAAATTACCCTTTGGTAAAACTTTAACATCACCGTTTGGAATGGAACTAAGTCCATTTTTATTACGAATTTCATTTAGTGTAGGTATTCTTGAGTAGCTGTCTTTAATGTCAGCTACTCTTTTTGTATTGGTTTTCATCTTCCATCTCCTACGCACTTTTATTAGCCATTTTAACACCTTCAACAATACTTGAAAAATTTTGAAGATTTTAGAAACTGGAACTAATGCTGTAATTTCTCAATCTCTTTCCTCATTGATTACTGCAATCTTTGCTCGTATACAATAAAAAATTCTCTTAAATATAAACTTATACATTTTTTTAAAATCAGTGGCATATAGTAGTCTACAATTTAGTTCTTTCATACCCATTGATTTTGAAAAAATTCTTATTTCATTTACAAAACCTAATTTAGTGTTATAGACTATTAAATATTTCTTTCCGTCTATCTCGATTGCTAAATCTTTGCAATTAGGTAAACTTATAGATAATATTTTTCTCTTTTTCCCTATTTTCACCGTCCTACCTCCTAAGCAATTTCGTCTTTTAATACCTCTCCTTATGTGCTATAATTTAACTAACCGATATGCCAGTATCGGTAATACTTATAGAAAGGAGGACTTTAAAATGGAAGAAATATCTTTTGTAGATAAATATTTAGCCGCTAAGTCTTTTACCGAATTAGCTATTCAAAATAAATTAATTGATGTTTATACTGATAGCGATAAAACAGCTAAAAATATTGCAAGTTTTTTCAACACTATTATGAATGAAATCAAATAATTTATTTAACCTCAGCTCTTGCACACAACAATTTAGCAAGAGCTGTTGTTAATTCAGGAGTGCCATTAATATGTTCTTTTCTTCTTCTAACTTCCTTACATAATTCAATTATCAACTCGTCAACTGCACTTAAAACTTTTTCGTTCACACTTCCCACCTCCGGTTCTTA